CCATACTTCTCATCAGTTACTGTGATACCGTAATCTTTGTAGCCGATCTTGAAGAGTGCGTACTCTTGGTCTTCAAAGTAAACCCACATCTCCTTGTAGCACCGAGCCTCTGATTGTGGGCTACGATCAAGCCAATGAGCACTACATGTTTCGGTGGTTACACCAAATCTAGCGCGGCGATACTTTCTTTGTAGCGCACCGCACAACCGCTCCAACTCACGCACGACAGCCAAGCCCTCAAACATAACTTCTTGTGGTTGACGAAGGCTGTCAGTTTTTAAGAACTCTTCCATGCCTATGCGTTGCATGTTGGTAGCTGCGATCAATGAATCGACACGTTGATGTTTAAAGTCTGCCATGTGTTTCTCCTGTGTGGTTGTAGCCCGCCGAAGCGGGCTGTGTTGTTAGGGAATTCCCTAACATCAATCGTTGATATGTAATGTCTTACCTACGGGTGCGTAGCCATCGAACCCATTGACAATGCACCACATCACTGGATGCGACCATGTACCCCAATTACTTACATAGCCATCGGTGAGCACTAGGACGGCCTTCGGGTTGATGCCATGTTTGCTGAGATATCGTGGGATGCACGAAGGATCGGTGCCACCTCCGCCTTTAGGTTTTGTCTGGCTGAGTAACATGTCATAGTTAGTCTCGTTGTATATCTCATGGCCTCGCACCTCGGTATCCCAATACAGCAGATGCACCTTGTCTGGACGTAGCATATCGAAGAGTGCCTTTGCCTCGGCCATATACCTAGCCACATAGTCATCACCAATCGATGCGCTCATGTCATTGGCGAGCACCACGTCACCTACCTTCTGCGACTGACCGCTTGGCATGTAATAGCCCGATGACACAAAGCGACGATTGGGTCGCGCCCACGTTGAGAAGTCGTTACCTGCACATGATGTAGACAGGAACTCGCGCAACACTTCACGCCAGTCAATCTTAGGTTGCATCAACTTACGCAGATCTCTATCGACAGGCGCACCCACCTTACCTGCCGCTAGCGCACCCTGCCTCACTGCCTCGTCGATGTCGCGCTCTAGTTCTTTGCGCTCCTCGTCGGATAAGTCTTGGGCACCGTCCCAGTCGTGGTCATCGAAGCTTTCCCCATCCCCGTCGTCGCCGTCGTCGCCTTCCTCGTCATCCAACAACTTGAATACCTGCGCTGAGTCCATGCCTCTAAACTTCTCATCAATTAAGCCAACATCCCTGCCGTTGGCATCTCTTGGCATGGTGGCAAACCTATCCTTGTTGTCGTCAGCGATCTTGATGTTGATCACGTAGTCACACGCACGGTTGGCACGTTTGGGATTCTGCTTGTGCAGGTGCTTCCATGTGATGAGGTGTTTGTATAACTTGTGATAGCACTCGTGAAGTACCACGAAACGCAATTCGGCATCGTTCAGATCTTTGATGAACGCACGACCATACTTCTCGTCACGTCCGTTAGTACACGCTGTGCGTACCTTGTCGTTCACCTCCCGCTTGCCCACCATCAGCACACCTGCAAGGGCAACGTACTTGGGGTTACCTAGGATATCGACAACGGCTTTGGTCAACCGTTGTTCTTCAGATAGTTGTTTACCGATCATGAGTGACATGATGTTCTCCGTGTTGTTAAGTTGTGGTTGGTGTGTTAGGGAATTTCCCTAACACGTGGTTACTTCTTGTCGCTTGTGAACATGTAGTTGTTAGCCAAAGCCCACTTAGTGAACTTGCTGTTAGTCATCACCATACTGCGCTTGGTGTACTTGTCTGAGCGAACGCCGTTAGCGAACATGCCTTGGGCTTCCCTGTCGAGGCGCACCATGTAGTCCATCCACGCATCCACCCAGTCGCGCTCGATCACGGTCAACGTACGTAAAACAATCATGCACACAGCGGCATCTGACTTGGGGATCTTGGCATTCATCGGATCGTTCTTGATGCTCTCAAGCGAAGGCAGTTGATCTGCCAAGTTAACGAACGCCATCAAGTCCATCGCACCACGCGCACCGATAGTACCCATCAATATAGATGTCATGGTTTGTGTATCGAGCATATCGCGTTGCTTCAGCCAGTCACTCGCCGCATGGAGCGAGCGAGGCGTAACAAATGACGTGCGCTGTGACTTGGGGTGGAAGATGTACGGGTTCTCGTCGGGGTTGGGGTGGTCCTCGAAACTGTTGAACAGTTGTGGGTTGTCCTTACACCATCCAAGCAAGGTGTGGTCGATGCCATTCTCGATACCCCACTCGATCCACTCGATGTTAGTCGGCTTGCGTGATGTGACCACGGTTATGCGGTTCCGTGCATGTGCAGGTAACAAGTCACCAACACCCTCGGCACCTAGGTTAGTTGTGGCGAAGATGAGTCCGTTGAGTTTGCGCGAACCCATTTCATGCTCAAGCATGAGTCTTAGCATTGCATTCTTCACGGCAGGGTTGGCTTTGCCATACTCGTCTACCATTAAGATGATGGGCTTGTTGAGGTGCAGACCTAGCTCCTCGTTCGTGACGTAACGCACGAAACCCTCGTCGTCGATGGTTTGCAGTTGTGGGATTGTGATGTCACCCAAGTCCTTGGTTGTGCAGTCGAAGTAGCACATCGTGTGGGTAGGTAGGGCTTTGCCTAACATCTTGAGTAATGATGACTTGCCTGTGCCCATGTGACCTTGCACAAGCATGGTTCGTTTGTCCCCTCCGGCGAGTATCGCCTTGGCGATCTGATCAAGACTTAGTGCGTGAGTGATTCTGCTGTTGACATGTTAAATACTCCTGAGTTGTACTGCGTTGGGATAAGTTGTGGTTGGTTGTGGTTGGTGTGTTAGGGAAATTCCCTAACACGTTCTTAGAAGCCCAGTCCGGGCAGGTTGGCGATGATCTTCTTCACGTCCTCGACCTGACGTTTAGTCTCAGCACGCAGGTGTGCATCTTCCCGCAGTGCCTCGGGTGTCACGCCATCGAGAGCGATAGTCAGTCTGCGCTGTGCCTCGGTCATTGCGGCATCGTTCGTGATGTTGCAAGCGCCCATAAGATCAATTAGCTCGACCACATTCTCGACTAACGTGTCACGGAATGTTTGCTTGTTACCCTTCTCGGTCTTCAAGCCGTAGCGATCAAGCCCATCGCACATGGATGTCACCGCCTTATGCACTCGCATCCAGATGTCACGCATGGCGTTATCTATTTGTTGTTTGTAATACTTGTCGTAGGTTTCGGTCAGCACTGCGGTTGCCTCGTTGTTGATGTCGAGCCGCCAGTCACCTGCCGAAGGCACGGGTATGGCTGTGCATCTGAAACTAAACTTGTCACTGAGCTTGGCACGTGTGGGGTACTCGTCGGGGTTGAACAACGAACCCAGTTTGTCGCTCAATAACTGAGCGTTCGCCATCTCCCACTCGTACTCATCGAGGAACGTGTTAACCAATCTCCAGTATTCTTGCTCCAGCCCGGACATAACTTTCTCGTAGCCGTCACGCCCCGGCGAGCCTAAGTAAATAGGCAGTGGGCACAAGCGTAGTCCCAAGTCAGACCACGGCATGGTCATGGACGCATGGGTGTTGCGGGCATTTGCAATGAACTTCTGAACCGCAGTGAGCGAATCGCAATCGCCTAATAACTTCTTTGTGACGTTGGCGATACCTGCTTTGGCGTTGTTGTTGGTGGTGACCTCGGAGGCCGCACGTTTGTCTTGCTTCCTGCCTGTCCACGCACCGATGTGCAGGTCGATTAAGACCGCGCTTGTTGAGATCGAAACTTTGGGTGTGTTGGGTACTGCGTTGAACTGAATCATTTGATACTCCTGTGTGTTTGAGTCCGCCTAAGCGGGTTAAGGGTTTGTGGTGTTAGGGAATTCCCTAACACCGGGGTTGACGACTTGCTACCGCAAGCCACGACTACAACATCTACTACAACTATAATTATACACTATCTGATACGTTTGTCAATGTTTTCACACGTTTAGTTAAAATTAGTCAAGCCAGCCGACTGCGTACATCAGCACAAGCGCCACTACGCACCAGACCATCGCCCAGCCTACGAGTACATCTGCATCTCTCATCACTTCTTCTCCCACATGTGAAGGTTTAGTTCCACGTTACTCAAAACGTGGTCGAACTTGTCAAAGATCCTCATGAAGGCTTTCGCCTCCCCGATGGTTAGGTTTGGGAACCTGAGCAATACGTCCTCGCCGTCCTTTGTTGTCAGGTGTGCTTCTGCTGTGTATTTCTCAGACATCTCACGTCCTCACTTGTTTTGGGTTTGTTGCGGCTAATGTGGTTTTGGCGGCGGTGGGTGTGACTAGCTGATATGGACCCTTGCCGTATTCCTGCACAATGCACCAGAGCTTTCGGTCTTGTACAGCCGCCTTGTCGCCGCAGTGAAGGCAGCGTTTGTATCCGGCTTTGAACCGCTTGATTCCGTACGTTTTACCGCACTCTTGGCACTTGGGCTTGACATGTTGCTTCATAACTTCTCCTTGGTTGTGTGTGTTAGGGAATTCCCTAACACCGTGTCACAGATCTCCTGTGTATAAGCTCATGTATTGGTGACCCTTGAGTCCATAGCGAAAGCCCATGTATCGCGTACCCTCGATGCGATAGAACACATGCACGGGATACTGCAACGCCATGCTGATCTGCATGTATCTGTTGAGTCGTTGCTCAGTGCTCTTAGAATCCTTGCACCACTTGTACATATCGTGGATCGTTAGGCGTGTGCTATTGGGCCACTCGTGCATCTGCACGTCCCACAACTTCTTCTTGCTTATGCTCATGACTTCTCCTTGGTTGTGTGTGTTAGGGAATTCCCTAACATCGGGGTTGACTACATGAACTAAACTACAACTTCCTACTACACCTATATTATAGTACATTTTATAACGTTTGTCAATGTTTTCATGGGGCAGTTGTCAGAACGTGATTTGTACTGATATGGGGAGCTGTATGTGCTTGATTTGCAACGGGAGTTCAGTAAGTACGCAATTTCCGAAAGTGGGGTCCCCCCCTGAAATCGCGGAAGGAAAACGTACACTTGAAAAGTACGTTTCTTGCCGCCAAAATAAAAAATTCATTTTAGGAGGTTAGATATAGTGATAAAAATTATAAAAGCGTACTTTCTAAAGAATAAATAGATTTACTAAAAATCAGTAAAATAAGAAACTGCATAAACTGCAAACAGATGCAATGCAAACTAACGATTTAAACTGTACGGTCGAAAACGTACTTTATGCCTTTTTCAGCGTACTTTCAACAAATAAAAAACATGTTTAAAATTTGATGGATGGATTACGCACTATAATTCATGTGTTGCACTCACCGCCGCTCGCGGAACTGGCATCCAAAGTTTGTTAGGGAATTCCCTAACACGTGCGTGAACTGTGCGCGATGCTCACCGCTGCTCTAAGAACTGGCATCAAAGCCTGCCGACGGCAGGCGAAAAAAAAGCCCGCCGAAGCGGGCCTTGGTTAGATGATGCTATCCATTGGGTTGTCATACAAAGGTACTGCGTAGCCTAGACCGTGGCGAACGTCGCGCCAACGTGTATTGGTAAACCCGTTTAGGTAATTTTCATGTGCTAAGTGATTGGCGACTACTTTGCAATCCTTGCCAGTCAGTACGATCAACGCACCATATTGATTGTGCACAACTTTGGCTTTGATGTTAGGCCAAACCTTGCTGATTGTTTCAATGTTCATAACGACTCCAAAGGGGTAAAAGAAAACCCGCCTTTCGGCGGGCCTGTTAGGGAATTCCCTAACTTATGCGTCGGCGGGAATCCTTGCGAGTGCAGACTGCAAGTCCTTGATAAAACCCGCAAGATCAGTGATCTTGCTTGCTTCTTTCTTTTGTGCCTGAGTAATAATCTCAGCTAGCACCTTGCGCTTAGTCGACTCCCAAGTCGACTTGGCTTCTTCAGCCCCATTTGAATCGCTGGACCGTAACCTACGCTCAAGGGTGTTCCGCATATCCTTGATCTTCGATCCTACCTGCTGCTGCCAGTAGCGAGCGTTAACTTTGCATGGCATGTCACGGTTAGCCTTCGCCTTTGACTCATCAACCTCGGGCAGGTCTTTAGCACCAAGTAGAACCATTTTGCGAGCAGACTCGCTGAAGCCTGCGACTACTGCACTACACACTGAATCATAGAACGAACGATCTGCATCTTTACCCTTGGGCGCAGTAAGCGCTTCAACTGTTACGCCATCAGCGTAGAGCGAATCAACAGCCTTAATCAATCCCTTTGAAGCTTTGATTGATACGTCAGCGTAAGCCTTAATCGCCTTGAATGACTGCTCGGAAAGTTTGATTGTGCTCATTTGGATGTCTCCGTAGTTGAGCCGTGGCAGAGCAAGTGTTGCTCGACATCACAAAATCAATTATGCACTTGTTGTCACCATTTGTCAAGGGTAAACACGTTTAAGCATGATCTGTTAGGGAATTCCCTAACATATAAGTTCTATAACTTAGTACAGTAAATCGTGTTAGGGAATCCCTAACACCCACCCGAGGGGGGAGGCCCGGTATGGCTTTGGAGTCCCCCCGGCTGTCTAGGTCTACTATTCCGCGTAAATACTCGCCGCACCCTCAAACATACTTATAAAAACTATAGTCATACAGAAATCAAAAAAAGACAAAAACTCCACGTGACATATGTATGTATAAGTTGTTTTAAGTTAATACTCCACGTAGCGTTTTTTAAAAGTAATAGTACCCCCCCCTTGTTAAATCTAGCCGGTTATAGTTACCCCCACCCCCCTTATATATAGAAAGCCCCCCGTCAACGTTTGACATCCTTTGTTTATTTGTTATATTTAGCTCTCGGTCTTATTGGACTTGCGAAAATGGAACACGTCATACATATAGAACCTGAGCTTGGGGTGCCGTTACCACCGGACATAAAGTATTACGACTTACGGCAACGTGCGGAAGCTGCATGTAAATCCATCAAACTGCTGGAGGAGCATGGCTTGGAAACTGATAACACCCAAGAAGATAAGGAAACGGCGGCGGAAATAACCAAAGCCTATGCCGCAAACCCTATAAAGGCATCAAAAGCAGTCAGTACAGCACGTGCAGCTATGCTGACACCGGAATCATTAAAGAATATCCGTGCATATTTAGACGAATATGGACGTGCAGTGGTCACTAAAGCCATTGAAATCCGTCATACCGTCACAAATCGGCTATTAGAAGAGTCAAGAAACCCCGATCCTCGGGTAAGAATCCGTGCATTAGAGCTTTTGGGTAAGGTTTCTGACGTTGGATTGTTTACAGACAGGTCTGAAGTCACTATTACGCACCAAACAACCGATGAAGTGCGAGAAAGACTACGAGAAAAGCTCCAAAGGCTGATTAAGCCTTCAGATGACAGCCCTTATGTGGTCGAAACAGACAATAATATCGTCGATGTGGACGAAGAATTGGGGATAAAAGTCAAATATGACCCCGAAACCCCCCCTAAAACTGACGAATGAACGCAGCTTTAGACTTTTCTGATGCAGATATCCAGCAAATGCTGGACAATTTGGACGCTTTTACCCCCGAAGAACAGGCAGAAATTGAAAAACTTGCCGATATTCTTGAGGAAAGAAAGGCTGCGGCAGCTTGTTATAACGACTTAATTGAGTTTTGTAAGCACATGCAGTCCGACTATAAAGTCGGAAAACACCATCGAATATTGGCAAATCTGCTGATGGACGCTGCCATGGGTAAAAAAGATAGGGTGTGCGTAAATATGCCCCCTCGCCATGGTAAAAGTCAGCTTGTTTCTATTTACTTTCCTGCGTGGTTTATGGGGAGATTCCCCAATAAAAAGATCCTGATGGTGTCGCATACCACCGATCTAGCCGTCGATTTTGGTCGGAAAGTCAGGAATATTATTGACGATGTGCGTTATAAGCAGGTGTTCCCTAACGTATCGCTTGCTAGTGATTCAAAAAGTGCGGGGCGGTGGAACACCAATATGGGTGGAGAGTATTTCGCCTGTGGCGTTGGTTCAGCGTTGGCTGGACGTGGTGCAGACTTGTTATTAGTTGATGACCCACACAACGAGCAAGATATTATCAATGGCAACTTCGATGTGTTTGAGAAGGCTTATGAATGGTTCACGTACGGTGCGCGAACTCGTTTGATGCCCGGAGGACGCGTTGCAATTGTTCAAACCCGTTGGCATCAGGATGATTTAACGGGGCGCGTGACCCGCGACATGGGTATGAATGAAGGTGCAGATGGCTACGAGGTCGTCGAGTTCCCGGCTATATTTAATGCAGGGTCAGCTAATGAAAAGGCGTTATGGCCTGAGTTTTTTGATATACCTGCGCTGCACCGCACAAAAGCTTCCATGCCGGTATTCCAGTGGAATGCACAGTACCAGCAAAACCCGACAGCAGAAGAAGCCTCTGTTATTAAACGGGACTGGTGGAATATCTGGGAAAAAGAAGACCCACCCAAATGCGAATACATCATCATGACGCTGGATGCAGCGGCTGAAACCCATAATCGTGCTGACTTTACGGCGCTGACGGTATGGGGGGTGTTTATGAATGATGACCCGGATACGGAAGCGCCGAACACCCACAACGTTATTTTACTTAATGCGATCAAAAAACGTGTGGAGTTTCCCGAGTTAAAAGAACTTGCCATGGAGCAGTGGCAGGAATGGGAACCTGATTCGTTTATTGTGGAAAAGAAAGTCTCAGGGACTGCGTTATATCAGGAATTGCGAAGGACGAGCATACCCGTTAATGAATACACCCCCCACCGAGGTAGCGGCGATAAGCTGGCGAGATTAAACTCCGTGGCGGATATCGTGAAGTCAGGTTTATGTTGGATTCCACAAACACGCTGGGGCGAGGAAGTCATCGAGGAAATTGCAGGTTTTCCGTTTATGGCCCACGATGACTTGGTGGATACAACCACAATGGCTTTAATGCGGTTCCGACAAGGCGGGTTTATCCGGTTGCCTAGCGATGAGCCTGATGAGATTCAATACTTCAAGCGCCGTAAGGGTGGCTATTATTAAGGAACGACGATGACTACCAGTGGGATATTTAAAGGACTTTATGCCGCGCCTCAAGGACTTGAAGCAGATGACGAGCAAGGCATGGAAATTGATATTGTTAACCCCGACATCGTGACGTTAGACGATGGGAGTGTAGAGATCACACTGATACCCGAGGATGAAGAGTCTGAAGGTGGGTTTGACGAAAATCTTGCTGACACCCTTGATGAAGGTGCTGTGCAGGAGATTGCAAACGAGTTGCTTGGGCTTATCGATGCAGACATATCCTCCCGTAAAGAATGGGCAGATACGTTTGTTAAAGGTCTTGAGGTGTTGGGGTTCCGGTACGAAGAGCGAACTGAGCCTTGGGACGACGCTTGCGGCGTGTATTCAACCGTCTTAGCTGAAGCAGCCATCCGCTTCCAAGCGGAAACCATGAGTGAAACATTTCCGGCATCTGGGCCTGTAAAGACTAAGATCTTAGGGAAGATCACTAAAGAAAAGGAAGAAGCCGCCCAGCGTGTCAAAGAAGACATGAATTATCAGTTGACCGAGCGGATGGTGGAGTATCGGTCAGAGCATGAGCGGATGCTCTACAGCCTTGGGCTGGCAGGGTCAGCATTTAAGAAAGTCTACTACGACCCGAGGTTTGGACGGCAGGTGTCTATTTATATACCTGCGGAAGATGTGATCGTGCCTTATGGTGCGTCGCACATTGAAACTGCCGAGCGGGTTACGCACGTGATGCGTAAGACCAAGGTTGAAGTTGAACAGCTAATGGCAAACGGGTTTTACCGAGAGTTAGACCTAGGTGAGCCGCAGTCATTCCACACCGATATCGAGAAAAAGAAAGCCGAAGAGGGTGGGTACACCCTGACTAACGACGACCGCTACACCCTGATGGAAGTGCATGTCACGATGACCATTGACGGGGTGGACGATGAAGAATCAGACCATGCTAAGCCGTATGTCGTTACCATAGAGAAAGGCACCGGGGAGGTGCTGGCGATACGTAGAAATTGGAACCCCGATGACGAGTTAATGCTCAAGCGGGACCACTTTGTTCACTATATTTATATCCCCGGCTTTGGGTTCTATGGGCTTGGACTCATTCACATCATCGGGGGCTACGCCCGTGCGGGCACGTCACTCATCCGTCAGCTTGTGGATGCAGGGACACTTGCTAACTTGCCGGGGGGTCTGAAGTCCAGAGGGTTGCGGATAAAAGGCGACGACACACCGATTGCTCCGGGAGAGTGGCGGGACGTGGACGTGCCGGGGAATGCGATCAAGGACAACATTCTGCCGCTACCTTACAAAGAGCCTAGTGCTACGCTGCTAAATTTGTTGCAGCGCATCACGGATGAAGGTCGTCGGTTAGGGGCGATCAGTGACATGAACATCAGTGACATGTCAGCACAAGCTCCGGTTGGTACCACACTAGCGCTCTTGGAACGCACACTCAAGCCGATGGCAGCAGTACAGGCGCGGGTGCACTTTGCAATGAAGCAAGAGTTCAAACTCTTAAAAGCGATCATTGCTGATTACGCCCCAGAAGACTATGACTACGAGCCAGATACGGGAGTAGTCAGGGCCAGACGGTCTGATTACGCCACGGTAGAAGTTATACCCGTCAGCGATCCGAATGCAACGACGATGGCGCAGCGAGTGGTGCAGTTCCAAGCAGCGTTCCAGATGGCGCAAGGTGCCCCGCAGATTTACGACCTGCCATATTTACATCGACAAATGTTGGAGGTGTTAGGGGTTAAGAATGCAGACAAGATTGTCCCAACCAGTGAAGATCAGAAGCCGCGTGATCCGGTATTTGAAAACATGGCGGTACTTATTGGTAAACCTGTTAAAGCGTTTATCTACCAAGACCACGAGGCACACATTGCGACACATACTGCGTTTATGCAAGATCCGATGATTGCTCAGTCAATCGGGCAGAACCCCATGGGGCAGCAGATCATGGGTGCGTTGCAAGCGCACATTGCTGAACATTTGGGCTTTAGCTATCGCAAACAGATTGAAGAACGTCTGGGTGCTCCGCTACCACCCCCCGATGAGCCACTACCTGAAGAAGTTGAAGTTCAGTTGGCTAGGTTGGTTGCAGACGCAGGTAAACAACTTACAGCCGCTCATCAGCAGCAAGCTGCACAACAACAAGCGCAACAGCAAGCACAAGATCCGATGTTCCAGCTTGAGCAAGCCAAGTTGCAGATCCAGCAGATGGAAGTCCAAAGAAAGACCCAAAAAGACCAAACCGATGCCCAGATGGATGCGGCCAAGCTCAAACTTGAGAAGGACCGCGTACAGATAGAAGCTATGAAAGAAGCCACAAGAGTTAAATCTCAAGAAGGACAAGCGAAAGAAAAGCTCCGACTTGATGCGCTAAAGGTGTTGGCGATGCCAAAACCCGCAGTAAAACCGCCAACTAAGAAGGAATAACCCATGGCGAAAACCGTCTATGACGTGCTTATTAGTAAATTTAAAGAAGACGTAGCTGTTGCTACACAGTTTCTGGGGGACGGCTGCGCGAAAGATCACGCCGAATACCGGGAAATGGTGGGTTTTTTACGAGGTCTTAAGCTCACCATCCAAACCATAGAAGACCTCAAACGCTCCCAAATGAGAGAAGAAGACGATGACTGACAACCAAAACGCCGTGACTGACGAAGAACTTGAGCTGCAATTGCCTAAGCCTGTCGGATACCGGTTGCTTATTGCTTTACCTAAGATTGACGAAACCTTTGGCGATACAGGACTTTATAAAGCCGAAAAGACTGTTTATGAAGAAAAACTTCTGACAGTCGTGGGTTTGGTTTTAGATATGGGTGATCAAGCCTACAAAGACCCTGATCGTTATACATCAGGGCCGTGGTGCAAAGTGGGCGATTATGTGCTGTTTAGGGCTAACACAGGTACCCGATTTAGGGTAAATGGCGTTGAATATCGATTAATGAACGACGATTCAATTGAAGCAGTCGTTGCCGATCCGCGAGGCGTTTCGCGTGCGTAGGAGTTAATATGGCTTTGCAAAAAGTAGAGTTTTCTTTCCCTGATCCAGATAATCTGGCGGATGGTAAAGACGTAAAAGAAACTGAAAATGGTGGCGTGGAAATCGTTTTAGAGAGATCTAATAATGATAAATCGTCTGTCGAAACCCCTAAAAAACAGGCTAAATCTGACCCTGAAGTTGAAATAGAAGTCGTCGATGATCGTGCAGAAGACGATAAAAATCGACGTGAGATGCGTGATAAACCCATGGATATCACGGATCAAGAGCTGGAAAGCTATTCAGAAAAGGTGCGTAAACGCCTTCAGCATTTTTCTAAGGGGTATCACGACCAGCGGCGTACGGCAGAACAAGCTGCAAAAGAGCGAGAAGAAGCTTTACGTTACGCGCAGCAAATCGCTGAGGAAAATAAAAAGCTAAAGGATACTGTTACTAAAAATCAAGAAATACTTCTTGAGCAAGCTAAGAAACAAGCAGACGCTGACCTTCTTGTCGCTAAAAACAAATTTAAACGGGCTTATGACGCTGGAGATTCAAAAGCATTAGCAGATGCCCAAGAAGAAGTTGCAAAAGCGACACTAAAAGTTGAACGTGTTAACGATTTTAAACTTCCGACTTTACAAGACGAAGAAAATAATGTACAAACACAAATAACCGCCCCAACACCATCGGTTGACCCCCGAGCCACTGAATGGCAAAGCCAAAATAAGTGGTTCGGTGAAGATGATGAAATGACTAGCTTTGCGTTGGGGTTGCACCAAAAACTAGTCAAGCAAGGCGTCAATCCTCGGAGTGACGATTACTACGACACGATCAACCGTCGTATGCGACAAGTGTTCCCAGAAGCATTTACTCGTGCAGACGAAGATGACGACCGTCCAAGGCGGACAAATATCGTTGCTCCGGCTACTCGCAGCGTTGCGCCTAAAAAAATCACGCTGACACGTACACAAGTTGCCCTAGCTAAACGGTTAGGGGTGCCACTGGAAGAATACGCAAAACAAGTTGCTATTGAGTTAAGGAAACAAAATGGCTGAGAATAGAATAAACCGTGAATCTGAAACCCGTGAAAAAACGGCCCGCAAACGTAGCTGGGTTCGCCCAGAAACGCTACCTTCCCCAAAACCGGAAGAGGGCTATGAATTTCATTATGTACGAGTAAGCACTCGCGGCGAGGTCGATGCCATGAATGTGTCCTCAAAACTACGCGAAGGCTGGGAGCCTGTAAAAGCTGTGGACCATCCCGATATTTTTGTTGCTGGAGCCGACAATGAACGGTTCAAGGACAACATTTTGATCGGTGGGTTGTTGCTTTGCAAAACACCCAAGGAGTTTGTCGAAGATCGTAATGACTATTATCGTGATCAAGCGAGGAGTCAGATGATTTCGGTGGACAACAATTTAATGCGCGAAAATGACCCACGGATGCCGCTCTACAACGAGCGCAAAACTACGGTTTCATTTGGGCGCGGTGTTTAATATTTAGGAGCTTAATATGGCTTACCCGACTGTTTCAGCCCCTTATGGGCTAAAACCGATCAATTTGATCGGTGGTCAGGTCTTTGCCGGTGCTACTCGTCAACGTCGTATCGCATCCGCTGCTGATAGCATTGGGTTTGGTGATCCCGTCATCTTTGCAGCAGACGGCACCATTGCGGTATCGACTTCTACGACCACAGCACCTGCAACAGGCTTTGCTGGTGTTTTTCTAGGCTGTCAGTTTGTTTCTGCTGTTACAGGTCAACCTACTTGGTCTCAATCATGGATTAGTGGTACCGCAGTAAAGGCTAACACCTTTATTTACGCGTATATCTGTGAAGACCCAGATCAGTTGTTCCAAGTTGTTGGAGTATCTGGCACTACAGTTGTACCAACAAATAACGGCTTAACTTACAGCAATATCAACAACAATGTGGCGTTAGTGGCTAACCTGCTTAACACCAATACTGGCGACTCGCAGCAAGGTATTCTATATACCTCTGCCAACGTAACGGCAGCATTGCCTTTGCGTATTGTTGATCTGGTACCTGATACGGCGTTTGTTTCTGGTGGAGTAACTTACTTCCCTGAAGCGATTGTGAAGTTCAATATGCCGAACATCACAGGTTCTGCCTTCTTAGGTGGTCATGCCTACTACAACCCAACTGGTCTGTAAGGAGTAAATCATGGGAATTTCACGTGCCCAGCTACTAAAAGAACTCCTTCCCGGCTTAAATGCGCTGTTTGGTTTGGAGTATAAGAAGTACGGCGAAGAACACAAAGAGATCTTTGAACAAGAGACCTCCGAGCGTTCGTTTGAAGAGGAGACCAAGCTCTCCGGCTTCAGCGCTGCTCCAGTCAAAAACGAAGGTGCGGCAATTTCGTACGATAACGCGCAAGAAGCTTGGACTGCTCGTTACGTACACGAGACCGTTGCAATGGGCTTTAGCCTGACAGAAGAAGCTATGGAGGACAACCTCTATGACTCGCTGTCTACTCGCTATACCAAAGCACTTGCTCGTGCCATGGCCTACACCAAGCAGGTTAAAGCTGCTTCGATCCTGAACAACGCCTTCACGGGCGGTCCTACCTATGGTGACGGACAAGTTCTGTGTTCGACAGCGCACCCGCTGGTATCTGGTGGTACTAACAGCAACACGCCTACCACACCTGCTGATCTTAACGAGACTTCTTTGGAATCTGCCGTTATCCAGATCGCTGCGTGGACGGACGAACGTGGGCTGTTGATCGCTGCTAAGCCCCGCAAACTCATTATCCCTCCTGCACTCATGTTCGTTGCTGAGCGTTTGCTTACAACTGAACTGCGTGTCGGTACCAACGATAATGACATTAACGCCCTGAAAGCCATGGGGTCCATTCCTGAAGGTCATGCAATTAACCACTATTTGACTGACCCCAACGCATGGTTCCTTATGACCGATGTGCCTAATGGACTGAAGCATTTTGTCCGCACTCCTTTGGCGAACAGCATGGACGCTGACTTCGATACAGGAAATGCGCGGTACAAAAGTCGTGAACGCTACTCGTTTGGCGTGAGCGATCCGCTCGGTATCTTTGGCTCGCCCGGAGCATAATCCGCGCACAGGAGGGGGTTGCAAAACCCCCTCTTTTATTTATACTGTAGGTATCTGGGAACCCAGCTTGCTAAACTGTCCCAGCAGACGATGCACCGATTAGCGAGCGACTTGTGCATAAGGAATTATCATGGCAGTTTCAACGACCCAATCGATTTGGCGATCTGGCGGCGGCGATCAAACTCGCGCTGCATATTGCGGTTCAGGCGTAATGGCCGCAACTTTTTATATCCCTGATGCAAGTGCTGCCGATAACGTGCAGGCTTCTTCGACCAACACTTCTACCGTAGTGCTACCTGCTGGCGCTGTCGTTACTCAAATTATTATTAATGATATTGGCACGGGCCAAATTGATTTGGGGTATACGGGTTCAGCTAACGGGCTTCTCGATAACGCTGCGGTCACGGCAATTACCTCTATTGCCCCCGGTGGCACAGGCGCTGGCGCTTCTTTGGGCACAATTCTTAACGCAACAAGTAATGTTACAGTTACTAATGCTGTTGGGGGCACTCCCGGAACCGGAACTGTGGGCGGGGTCATTATGTACTACGTCACTGATCCGTACGCAGGCCAACAAAACGTCTAATTAGGAGCGCATCATGACGATGCAAACAGACGTACTATCGTCGCATGTAGAGGCGACAGGCACTATGGTGTCCGGGCGTATTAGGATTAAGGGTTATCAGTGCCTCTCCGGGGGTACTGCCGGGGATATTATTTTCCGTGATGGCGGAGCAACCGGTACGATCCGCTTGCAGTTTAATATCCCTGCCAATACCAACAACCCGTTTTCAAATCTGATTCCCGGCGAAGGCATCCTGTTTTATACAGATGTGCATGTCACACTGCCGACTGCTGCGAAAGTCACGGTGTTCTATGGCTAAGTCTCCGGCATGGCAGCGCAAGGAAGGCAAAAGTCCCTCTGGTGGTTTGAATGCCAAAGGCAGAGCTTCTTACAACGCAGCGAATCCGGGGAAACCCGGACTCAAACCCCCACAGCCGGAAGGTGGTTCTCGTCGAGATTCTTTTTGCGCCCGGATGAAAGGGATGAAGAAGAAGTTGACGAGCGCCAAAACAGCCAGTGATCCTAATAGCCGCATAAATAAGTCACTGAGAGCATGGAAGTGTTAAATGGAAACGGGTACGCTGGTTTGGAATTTAATCACGTCGTTTTTAGTGGGGCTGGTGATGTTCATGCTGAAGAACTCTTCTGATGAACAAAAACGCATTCAGATCCTGCTAAATCGAACTCGGGAGGAAATAGCCCGTGATCACATCACTCGTGCAGAAGTTAGGCAAGACCTTGAGAAGATTATGGAACGCTTCGATACAGGCTTTGAAAGGCTTGAAACAAAGATTGATGCCCTCGCCAAAAAAGGATGATGGAAATGAAAAAGCGAGTTAAATTTGGTGAGGGTGGAGAAACCACCAAAGAAAAAGAATCCGAGTACGAAAAATTTAATAAAGGTAAAGACCGCAAATTGACTATGGCTGAAAAAGCACTGTCATATCCTGCGCGTGTTGCAATCTTAGGGGGTGCCGCTGCGGGTAAAGCCGCTGATCAGGCACTGTACAACTCCGGGCTTACGGATAAAACCAATCCACGGTTTTCTAAAGAAACTCGTGAGGGGCGCGGTTACGAAGAAGCCAAAAAATTAGGGCGCAAAGCTATTGGGCTTGATTCTTTAGACGAGCCCGAAGGTAAGAAAAAAGGCGGTAAAGTAGGTTCAGTTTCTAAACGTGCTGATGGTATTGCCAGAAAAGGCAAAACTCGCGGTAAATTTGTATAACGAGGTTTATCATGGCGATAGTAAATAATGTACCAAGCCCTCCAGATATGGACTCATCCAAGTATGAGCCGGATCTGAACAAACCCAAAAAACCCAAACCCAAGCCTAAGCCCAAACCCAGACCCAAGACGGCAGATATGGGCATTATGGATACGATGAGCGAAGAAGTTTTTACTGCTAAACGCGGGGGTTCTGTCGGCTCAGCTTCCAAACGTGCTGATGGTATTGCCAAAAAAGGTAAAACTCGCGGGAAAATGATTTAATGCCTACCGTAAGTGACAAACAAGAAAGGTTTATGCAAGCGGTAGCGCATAACCCTAAGTTTGCTAAGAAGGCTGGAGTCCCTCAATCTGTTGGTAAAGAATTTACAAAGAAGGAAGGTGGTCAAGTGAAAGAATCTAAAGGCATGATGAAAAAAGAGCTGTCCTTCATGAAAAAGAAGGGTGCCCCCAAGTCCATGGTTAAACATGAAGCAGCCGAAATGGGTGCTATGAAGAAAGGTGGCAAAGTTAAGAAATATGCTGCTGGTGGATTAGCCGCAGGGCACAAAGCTGCCGATGGTATTGCTAAAAAAGGCAAAACCAAAGCTAAAGAAGTTAAGATGTACGGCGGCGGTAAGGCGTGCTGAGATGATGTCGTCACGCGGGATGGGGGCAATCATGCCCTCTAAAATGCCTAAACCTAAACTCAAGAAACGTCGGGATGATACTGACTTTACTGAGTATGCGGAGGGTGGGGAAGTTTGGGATAAACCTAATCCTGCAAAGAAACATAAAAAGCTCAGCCCTGCTAAAAAATCAGCCGCTAAAGCGGCGGCAAAATCTGCCGGTAGACCTTATCCAAACCTGATTGATAACATGCGAATGGCGCGTAAATGACCACTAGTGGCACCACAGATTTCACCCTTGACTTCACGGAAATAGCCGAAGAAGCTTGGGAACGTGCTGGCCGCGAAATGCGGTCTGGGTACGATTTACGTACCGCACGGCGCTCTATGAATCTGATGACCATCGAGTGGCAAAACCGTGGCATCAATATGTGGACGATTGAGCAAGGTGCGATTACCTTGACTCCGGGTATTAACACCTATGCACTTCCACTAGATACGATTGACCTGCTTGAGCACGTGATACGCACGGGCGGAAATACTGCTTCGACTCAGGCTGATTTAAATATCACGCGGATCAGCGTATCAACTTACGCTACGATTCCTAATAAATTGGCTCCCGGACGGCCTATCCAAGTGTGGATTCAGCGGCTTTCTGGTGTGGTTTCCCCAACAGGGGCAACTTTGAACGGCACGATTAATGCCTCAACCACAACCATTACGCTCACAAGCACTGCTAACTTACCCTACGCTGGGTTTGTCCGTATTGACAATGAAGACATTCTTTACCAGTGGTTGAGTGGTAATACCCTTGGGGGTGTGGTACGAGGGCAAAACGGTACGACTGCCGCAAGCCATACCACTGGAGCGACAATCTACAACCCCAATTTACCCGCCATTACCGTCTGGCTGACACCGGATAATTCACAAACTTATCAATTTGTTTACTGGCGGTTACGGCGTGTACAAGACGCTGGGGCGGGTATTCAAACTGCGGACATGAATTTTAGGTTCCTCCCGTGCGTGGTATCCGGGCTGGCGTACTACATCGCTATGAAAGTGCCGGAATTGGCTGAAAGATTGCCAATGCTAAAGGCTGCATACGATGAGCAATTTGACCTTGCTGCTGGGGAAGATAGAGAAAAAGCAGCGGTTCGGTTTGTTCCGCGCCGTCAGTTTATTGGTCGAGGTATGTAGTGGGTAATCGGTTTGCTTCAGGCAAATGGGCGATTGCCATGTGTGATCGCTGCGGGTTTCAGTTCCGTCTTCGTAGTCTCAAAGAAGAAATTATTAAGACAAAGCGGTATAACATTTTAGTATGTGAAGAATGTTGGGACCCCGATCAGCCGCAATTGCAGCTTGGTATGTATCCTGTGGATGACCCTCAAGCGTTACGTAACCCTCGACGAGACACTACTTATGTGACTGCGGGGGTAAACGCAGCGGGTAATCTTACCGGCGGGTCGAGAGATATACAGTGGGGGTGGAACCCTGTAGGCGGGGCAAGTGCTTATGATGCGGGGATTACGCCTAATTACTTGGTCGCTACTGCAAGTATTGGTACAGTTACGGTATCTTAAAAGGAGTTGTTATGGATACGAAAGAAGCACTTACGGCGCACATGAAAAAAGGTAAAAACGCTCACCCCGATGCTAATGTAAAGAAGTTAGCTAAAGGTGGCCCTACCAGTGCAAATATGAAAGCCATGGGGCGTAACTTAGCCCGAGCCGCTAACCAGCGCGGAACTTCTCGTGGGAGATAACATGAGCAAAATTAAATCAGTCCCTGTACCTGTGGTCGGGGAAGAGTCAGCAGTTAAATCTTTAGATGATTTAGTCATTTCCGTGGGTAATTATCGTAGTCGTGACTACCCTCCCGTTAAAACTTCGGGTATTGTCGTTCGTGGCGGTAAGGCACAAACTAAGGGTAAAATGGCGCGTGGGCCAATGGCATAACTATGAATTACG